TCAGCTTACCGCAGCTTCCGCCTTTGGAAACAGGTGGAGGACATAGCGCTCCGGCCTATTGGACTGCCAGCCGGCGCAACAGGCATCGATTGCGGCGCGCTCCGCCTCCTCCCAGACATGCATGTACTCGATCGCCTCGGACGGCACCTTATCCACCCATCCCAGGTCATCGGCTCTCTCAAGCTCGCAGATCGCCCAGTACGCCTTGCCGGCTGTCACGCCCGCTTTCTCGAAAACCGCCTGCGCGGCCGCGAGGCCACGACTGGTTTCCTCCGGGCTCGCGCCTTCAATCTGCAGATAGACGCTCCTAGTCGCCTCCAACGCGGCGGCGGTTCGGCTCTCCGGGTTGCTCAGATGGAAGTTGGTCATCCTTCCCTCCTTCGATCAGGGTGAGCCCGGTCATGCTGGGTGGCAGATCGGGCGGTGAGGTCCGGCCGATATCGGGACAGTAGGCTCCGCACTTCATGCCGTATTTCTGCGGCTTTCGGGCCGGGTTGTGCGGATCCCATGGGCAGCGCGACATGAAGATGGCGACGATCTGAGCGAGTGTCGCGCCCGCTCCATAGTGCCAGGACAGGACCGCGAGGCGGGCGTCGCCCTTGCGCTGGCAGAAGTGGCAGCGAAGGCGCACGAGGATCCACGGAAAATCCCGCAGCTCGGTGAGGTCGTTCGGAGGCTTCATGGCTCATTCGGTCTCGCGGACTGGCCGCGCTCCCTGCGAAAACAGCCCACGCAGATAGCCTCGCGAAGTCGAGCGGTCGGCATCGGCCAGCAGGATGATGAAGTCATGAGCCAACGCGCGTAGGGCCGCGGCTTCGGTGCCGTGCTCCTCCATCAGCATGGAAACAATGCCCGTAATTTCCGCGTCCAGCGTGGTGTCTTCGACATGTTGGTCGGCCGGCTGGGCTGACATGGCTTGCGTCCTCGTGTATGAGAACATTATGAGAACAAACCGCCCCGGGGAGTCAAGCCATGAACGTCGACACCTTCTTTCTCCAGCCCTTCAAGACATACCGAAAGAAGCTCATTCCGAGCCAGCGCGTGCCGGCGAAAACGAAGCATCACGCGCTCAATGAAGGGGAACGTCTGGGGCGCACAGCCGAAGGCGTCGCCGTCGTGCATGTCGTCGCGGATGACGAGACCGGCGAAGTCGCATCGATCGACGTCCTCGCCCGCCATGGCGCCATCCCGGAGGAGTTCGAGGAGCAGATCCGCGCGCTATGAAACGCAACCCGCGACGCGCCTATGACAAGGATGGCCGGGAAATTCCGCCCGCCACCGTTGGTAGCCGCCTCGCTCTGGGCCTGCGCTGTGTCGAGATTTTCTGCAACGAGTGCAAGCACAACAAGAACGGCATCGACGTGAGCGACCTGCCGCCCGAATCGCCGATCCCGGATATTTACCTCCGCTATATCTGCTCTCGCTGCGGCTCGAAGAACCTCATCAGCCGGGGCGATACGCATGAGTTCTATGAGCAGATCGATAAGCTTCGAAGGGAACGATCGGATTAGGCGCCGGTTGATGCGCCATGGCCCGCCTCGTCATCCGCAATGAGCAGGAATTGGCCGCTGCGCTGGAGCGGGCCGACGAATTGATGGGCTGCACCACCGACAGCGACGAAGAATGCGAGATTGCGGCGATCGCCGATGCTGTCGAGACCTATCTGCAATCCATCAGCGTGGCCGGCAAGGCGTCAGAGGGATCGCCCGAGGGGACAGGATCGCACATGGAACCCGAAGAACCGATTTCCAGCGGAAGGCAACTCGCGCTTCGCATGCAGCAGGCTTACCCCGATCAGGATTGGGTGGCCTTGATAGCGGACCGCTCCGGTGAAACGCGGGATAAGATCGAGTGGCATCTGCAGCAGGAGATCGCGCCGACAGGGGCTATACTTTTCGCGGCCGGAGAACTGCTCGCCGAAGCACATGAGAAGGAAGCCGGTGAAGGCGAGCCCCCGCTCTAGCCAGTCGGCATCTCGTAGACCGTCGCCTCGTCGGCCTCTTCGCGCAGGCCCTTGTAGGAGGCGTGACGGAGCTTGCCGTCATCGGTCCAGCCGCGGAACTGGATCTCGGCGACAAGCGCGGGCGTGAGCCAGCGATAGGAGCGCTTGCGGCCGGTCATGTCGAGGGCCGGGCGCGGAACGATGAGCCTGTCCATCGCCTTGCGCAGCGCCGCGCCGCTTTCAAAGGTGAAGCCGGTACCGACGCCGCCGACATAGACCAGGTGGTCGCCCTGCCTCGCGGCGAGCAGCAGCCGGCCGATCCCGCCCAGGGCGATCGTCGACGGTTCATAGCCGACGATGACGAAGCTCTCCGACTGGCTGCATTTGATCTTCAGCCAGTCACCACCGCGTCCCGATCGATAGGGCGCATCGCGGCGCTTGGCGATGATGCCTTCAAGCTTCATCTGGCAGGCGAGCTTGAGGAATGGAGCGCCATCGGCGTCGATCTCTTCGCTCAACCGGATCGAGCCATGAGGCTCGGCCAGGAGCAGATCCTCCAGCATCTCGCGCCGTTCGCTCAGCGGCATCGGGCGCAGGTCATGGCCGTTCAGATAAAGCAGGTCGAAGGCGTAAAAGATGGCCTCCGAGGCAAACCGCTTGCCGCCGCGGCCACCGAGAGCCTTTTGCAGAGCGCCGAAATCGGAAGCGCCGCGCTTGTCGAGCACCACGGCCTCGCCGTCGAGGATGGCGCTGTCCACGCCAAGGCTCAGCGCATCATGCGCGATCGTCGGAAAGCGCGGCGTCCAGTCATGGCCGCCACGAGTGATGATGCGCACCCGGCTTCGCTCGATATGGACGGCAAGGCGATAGCCGTCCCATTTCACCTCGAAGGCCCAATCCGCACCGACTGGCGCCCTGGCCTTCAGCAGCGCCAAACAGGGCTCGATGCGTTCGGGCATCGGATCGGAAAACAGATCGCGTTCGGGCTTCCGGCGCCGGGTGACTGGCCCCTTCACGGTGTCGACACCCGGCCCGGCCCTGAGAACGCGACGCGTACCCATCAACGCAACTCCGCAACGAAACGAGTCGCCAACTGACGGAGGGGCGAATCGTTCCCTGGCGGAAGCGCAGGCGGTCCGGACCGGGCGAGCTACGGCGACTTTTCGCGGAATCGCTCGACCGAGCGCCTGACGAGATCTTTCTCGCTCTGGGCGACGAGAGCGAATGCGGCCACGATATACGCTAGACGCGCCCGTTCTCGCTCGTGGTCTTCTTCCGGAAATTCTAGCTTCAGCTCCTGCCATGCGGCTTCGAGCGCCCCATGAGCCCGCGCGAGATCGACCGGATCCTTAAGTGATGAGAACGGCATGTCCGGCTACTTTAACGCCCGCGGTGGTCCCGGCAACGAAAAATGGCCCCGCCAGCCGGAGCTGACGGGGCCCTAAAATGTCTGCTCTCGACCCATAAGAGACCTTCGATCAGTCCTTTGGAAACTGGGCGCGGCGTGTCCAGAGGCCTTGAAAGTAGCACCCGGCTAAAACCATGGCTGTAGAACTCATCATGGTCGCCTGACAGGTGGTGTCTCCAATGACAATATCGGTGCTGGCAGTCCATCTCTCCGCGATTTCTGAGCCGTGCACGCCGTCAAAATCCACGCCCCGCAGATTGCCATCATCGTCGAAACACAGAGCGATGTACTTGCCCGATTTGACCGACCCTTGGTGCTCGAAACATTTTCCAGAGACAAACCTGCCGATCTCGCTGTCTCGTGCTGTCGCCGGAGCTGCTAGGCACATGGCAAGGATCGCAAGAGATACATGTGTTGACGAGGCAAAGTGCATCTCTTGACCTTAAATGAGCCTTCGTCCGCTATCGACCCATATTTGCCATTCAGCCCAGGACGAAAAAAGGCCCGATCCCTTTCGGAACCGGGCCAAGTTCAGGGAGGAAACGCCCAAGGAGGGCCGCCCCTTACGAGGGCGAGGCGATCTTGCGGCGATCGGCCGCTTGATTCTGTCAGGTCGACTTCAAGCTCGGGCGCCGGCCGGGCGTTCGCCCTTCGATCACCCGGTCGAGCCGATCATTGATGCTGCCGACATCGCTCTGCACATCGCGGACGAGGTCGAGCACCTGGCCGACCTGCTCGCGCAGGCCCGATTTGCTGACATAGGTCTCGGCGATGTGGACGCGCAGCTCGGTGAGCGCGGACTGCACCATCTCGACTTTGGTTGTCGCCGCCAATGCGGATAGGCTGGCCTTGTCAGCCGCCGCGATCGCATCGGTCCGCGCCGACTGGACCATCCGCTCGATCCGAAACCAGATGGTGCCGGCGACGCCGGCGATGGTCAGCATGAAGACGACCAGCTCCGAGGTGATGTTCATGCTGCCGTCCACCGGCAAGCGCCGACGCCCTTCGCATTGTGCTGATCGACTTGCGCCCGGGTTTCCGGGGTGTCGCGCGACGAGCCATAGATCGGCGCGAAGATCCGGCAACCGTCAGTCCCTGTCGAACTGACGCACCCGGCTGCGGTCAGCGCCACCGCGCAGACGATCAACCTCTTGGCGAGCCGCATCGGCCTTCTCCTGTTGCTGCCTCTCATGGGTGACGGATGCGGCCTCTTCGCCGCGGCGATACTGATCGCAGCCATAGAGCCCGGCCGCGCCCAGGACGCAGGCCACCGCCCAGGCCTGCCAGGGCAGGTTGCGGGCGGCGGCAAGCAGCGCGATGAGCAGGCTCACGCCGCGACACCTTCAGGCAGATCGAGCGCATCCGCCCGCGCCTTGGCTTTGCGGCTGGCATAGGCGCGATAGGCGAAGCCGCCGGCCGTCATCAGCACACCGGTCACGACCAGCGCGGTCACGACATAGCCGATGACGGTGGATGTTGAAGCCAGCGGGTCGAGCTGCTGCCGCGCCGCCTCGAGCACGCCGCCGAGGCTGCCCGAAGTGACGCCCGCGCCGGTCGTGGCATCGGCGCCGGCTTTGGCCGGCAGCGGCTTCGCCTGGTCGATCGTTGCCTTGGCATTGCCGCCGGCGAAGAACACCGGCTGCGGCCCGACCGAACCCGTCGCCCAGGCCTGCCCGACCTGCTTGACCTGCGCCACGCGGCGCGACCAGCCGCCGCCGAAAACCCGCCAGGTCTTCAGCGCCTGCAGGAAGGCGAGGCGCCGGCCGATCATCAGCGCGACGAGCTGATCGTGATCCGGATAGGCCTCGATCGCCGCCAGCGTCGCTTCGCCGATGACGCCGTCGACCTTGACCGATCCGAGCGCCCGCTGCAGCCACTTCACCGACTGCGCCGGGCCGGAATTCACGGCGCCGTCGAAGACGACGTAATCGACGCCCGCGGGCAGGCGGTCGCCCTTGACCGCATCCCAATATTGCTTGCGGTAGATCGCCTGCAGGTCGGCCTCCTCGATCAGCCTCACCGAGCGGAGCGGGAGGCTGCGGCGCTTGCGCCATGCGTCATAGACGCGCTGCGTTACGCCCTTCATCGTGGCGCCGCCCGGATCGTCCTTGTGATCGGAAAAGCCGCCCTCATGCACCAGGGCGCGCGAAAGCGCCGGCGCGAAATTCTGCGCAGTCATGATAGTGCTCCGGACAAAGAAAAACCCGCCTGGGAGGCGGGTTGAGTGAAGTGGTATTTCGCCCTGCCTCAGCTACGGGCTACCGCGCGCCGGCCGGGCTCGTCGTACTTCGAAAGCTCTGGCCTGTACCGCGGCTCCGTCAGCGGCTTTTCGGTCACGCCAGGCCCCGCATGAAACTCGAGCATCGCATCAAGCCCGGCCTCGATCCGTGCGGCGGTGTCCCTAACCGCTTCGTCCTCTCGGTCTAGGACCACAGGTGGTTCGTTGGCATGTTGCATGACCCATCCTCCTGATATTGGTAGATGGGTCTTTCCGGCAGCCTTGCAATGGAACGGGCGCGGGTAGCAGAGGCGACGACGCCACCGTTCAGGTCTTGTCTGCTTGATCCTTCGCGGCGCGCCTCTCGCGTCGGCGCAGTTCCGCATCGATAGCCTCACGGATGAATTCCGCGCGCATCCTGTTGCCAACAAGCGCATCAATGCGCTCGGCCATACCCTCGGGCAGACGAACCACGGTTGGCTTCATGTCGAGTTTGGGGCGCCCCATCCGAGTAGGACTTAACGATATCGTAAAGTCTGTCAAACCGATCTCCCGGCGCCAACATCCCAATTGACATGTAAACGATATCGTTTACGCCTTCAATACGATATCGTTTACTGGGCATGTCATGTTGGATGTCGCGGCCATCGCTCTCCTGCTTGTCGGCGCGCTCCTCGCACGGCGGACATTGTCGCGTTGGGAGGCCGGCCTGTCCGCCGCCGAGCGCAAGGCGCTGGAAACCGACCTCCGCGAAGGCCGGATCAACTGGTAGCGCTCAGCCGATCACCTGCAGCAATGCCTCGAGCCAGAGGGCGGCCTGCTGCTCGGCGCCGGCTTCGGTCATATGCGCGACATCGCGGCGGGCACCGACCTGGTCGATATCGGGACCAGCGAAGACGAAGGCCTCCGGGTCGACGACGCTCTTCTGCGCGGCTCGCACCGGCTCCGCCCAGACGCCGTCATACCAGCTGTCGAGGCCGACGAGGAACGGCGTCCGCGTGAAGCCGGCGAGCCGGAAGGTCTCGATCACGCTGAGCAGCGAGGCACGGTAGGAGGTTTCCGACGTGCCGAGTGTGTTATCCGTCGTGCCCTGCTGCCAGAGGATGGCCGAGGCTGTCAGGCCGAGATCACGCAGGCGCTGGCCCGCCACCGGAATGCGCGGATTGAACAGGCCGCCGCGCTGCCAGAGCGCCGCATGCGTGCCGCCGACCGCGATCGGCAGGATGACGATCCGCCGATAGCGGTTGCTCATGATCACTTGCCGCGCCAGCCGGATGGCGAAATTCGATTGCGCCGGATCCGGCAGGAAGGTGTCGACGCCGAGGAGCGGATCCTTGGCCACGTAGAGCCCACCATCATAGAGATTGATCTGCAGGATCTCCGGCCCGCCTTGCAGGCGCTCGCCACCGACATAGTTCGCCATCAGCGACTGCCCGATCGTGACGAGGACGAGCGTTTCCGGCCCCTGCACGAAGGGCTCCATGCGCACGCGATCATCGGTGGCCGTGACCATGGCGGAATAGGGGGGCGGCGGCACGACGAGCAGTGCATCGCCGATGCTGCCAGGCGTGAACAGGCTTGGATCCATGCTCGATCTCCAGATCGCGTTCAGTTCGGAATCGTGGCGGTGATGCCGGAGGTGTGGAAACCGGCATTGCCGCGCCAGGTCTGGACCGTGCCGGCGACACCGGCCCCATATTCCAGCCAGTTCAGGACGTGCTTGCCCTGACCCGGCGAGCCGTCCCAACTCGCCCAGCTGGTCTGCGTGACACCGGCGGCGAAGAGCGTCGCGCCTTCCCGCTTCTGCGCGGCGTCGCTGAGAGAATCGATGCCGATGCCGACCATCACCGCAACCGCCGCTGCCGTGCTGGTATAGGCGCTCGACATTGCCTCGACCGCGACCATGCGACCGGGCAGGACATGGAAATATTCGAGCCGGTTCAGCCCGTTGCCGTTGTTGGCGAGCACGAAGGCCGCAGCCGAATAGGCCCATTCGAAGGCCGGGTCTTTCCGCGCCATCTCGCGGTCGCGGACGGTGAAGACATTCGAGACCAGGCGCTTGGTGAAGCTGTCCTCGGTCATGCCGTTTCCGCTCGTGTTGAAGCCGCCGACGAGCAGGGCCTGCCGGGCCGGCACATTGTAGAGGGTGCTGCCATTGCGCAGGCTGACGGCGTTGCGATTGACAAAGCGCCCCTGGAACAGCTCGATCTCGGCCGTGCCGGCGCCGGTGCCCCGGTCGTTGCCGGACGCCCAGGCGATCGAACCGACGCGCACCGTGTCGCCGTCGAGAAAGAGATAGACGTCGTAATTGGTGCCGATGCCGTAGCTCGCGTTGAGCGGCAGCGTGAGCTGCGCGATGCGATGACCGATGAAGAGGCCCAGGCCGGCATCGTACAAGCCGACCAGATCGGTCGGGGCCGGCACGACATAGAGATTGGTCGCGCCGATCACCTCCAGCGTCGGCAGATGGTTGCCGCTCGTCGCCGAGAGGGTCGGGCCGATCGCCTGCTGCGTCATCACCGGCGCGATCCGCCACCAGGCGCCATCCGCTGACTGGAAATCCCCGGCGGCGGCGCGGCGGAAGACGAGCCCGCGGATCGAGAGATAATCGACCGAGCCGGGGATCGTCGCCGCCTGTGCATCCGCGATCGCGGCAAAATGCAGGGTCTCCGGCGTGCCGACCGCGACCTCCAGCGCATCCAGACGGTCGCCGGCATCGAGGCTTTCCAGCGCGCCGACGCGGCCGGACAGCGCCGTCAGATCAGGCGACCAGAGATCCGCTTCGGTGATGTCGACCAGCGCCACGACCTCGACTTCGGTCACCGAGGCCGCGCTGCCGAAATTCTCGACGAAGGGCCGCAGATAGGCGGTAGCGGCACCGATGACGATGTCGACACCCGCGCCTGCAGCGCGGGCAAGCACCGCCACCTTTTCATGCACGCCGGCGGCCGGCACGAGCCCGAGCACGTCCTCGACGACGATCGTCTCGGAGCCAGCCGGAAGGCGGTTGTGGAAGCGGTCATAGGCGGCGAGGCCGAGGCGGATGCCGTCACTATCGGGATCGGCGGAGATCTGGCGCCGCGCCACCTTGTATCGCACCGCATAGGTCCGGCCGGCCTCGATCGCGAAGCCGTCGCGCCAGGTCAGCAGGTCCTCGCCGACGAGCAGCGCCACCTGGCCGCGCTCGTTGACCGAGAGGCCATCGGCCAGAGCGGGACGGGAGGCCGGATCGCCCCCGGCGGCGAGCGAGCGCGAAAAGCCGACCGGGCGATCACCGGGCCGGAAGATCTGGGACGCCGCAGCCTGAGCCGCCTGGTCGAGCGCGTCATCAGCCGTCGCCTGCTGCGCAACGAGGCGCAGATCGTGCTCGGTCAAGGCCCGGTCGTGGTCGCGCGTCACGGCGAAGCCGGCATTGATCTTCGCGCGAAAGACGAAGCCTTTGTCTCCCGGCAACAGGTTTTCGAGGGCCATGATCTCTCCTCAGAAATCTTCGATGAAGGTGATCGACGGCGTGCCGAAGCGAAGCAGATCGAGCGCGAGGTCGCCTTCGCTCATCTCGGAGAGCACGCAGGTGCAGGTCAGGTCGCGGAAGCGCGCCGGATCGCCTTCCGCGATCGCCGAGCGCAGCGGCGGCAGAATGCGGACCACGGCAACCTCGAAGGTGCCGGCGCCGGCATCATCGTCGATCCATGTCGCGGCATCGGACCATTGATCGTCGGTTCCAATGCGCTTGGCGATCGAGTCCGGTGGCGTCTGGGAAACGATATCGACGATCCGGTACAGTCGATTGCCGATCGAGAAGTCTTGTCCAGCGAGCGCGCGCATGTCCCTGACATGCAGCGTGACCTGCGTCGCGCGCGCCGCCGCGTTGGCGCCGACGACGGCGACGGCCTGCGCAGCCAGCGAACCATTGGAGAGCGTCGGCACGGTGACGATGACGTTTTCGCCGGCGCGAAGCCGCGAGATCGACAGGTGCCAGGCTCGAACCTGCTCATGGCGCCTGATGGGGACGCCGTCGAACCGGATCTCCCAGCGCCCGGCATCGGAGAAAACGCGCTGCTCGATGCCCGACAGCGAGCGGCCGCCGGAGCGGGAGAACCCGCGCAGCTCGGTCATGACGGAACGCGCCTTCAGGACGGACGGAAACGGAAATGTCATCAGGTCACCGTCCTGGTCACCGGCCCAAAGATGGCGGAGCGCGCGCCGGAGGCGTTGCGCGTGCGCACGAACCAGTTGGCCGGGCCGGTCGGCAGCACGTCGGTAAAGCTCATCGCCTGCCCGGGCTCGCCATAGCTCGTATGGAAGAACACGGCCGTCCCCGCCGTCGCGCCGCGGCCGACCTCGGTCGCGTAGTAGTTCGTCGGCTGGACCGGATTGACCCAGCTGACCACGGCCTGATTGGATCCGATCGGATTGACGTCGAATCCGGTGACATTGGCCGGCGGCGTGATATCCGCCGTCACCGTGACGGTCTGGCTCGCTGTCCACGGCCCGATGGAGGCGGAGTTGGCGCCGCCGAAGCCGGCATGCGCAGCCTGCACCTCGTAGGCGGCACCGTCGTCGCCGACATCCGAGATGACCTGCCAGTCGCCGTCATCGGCCATGTTGATCCAGTCGGTGGCGCCGACCTTGCGATAGCGCCCGATCGTCTCCCAGGGCGTGCCGGGGAGTGCATCGACATTGGCCCTGATCTTGACCGTGTAGGTACCGATCTGCGCCTGTGTCCGGACCAGGGAGAGGACCAGCCCCGTCGGCATCGGCGGAACGGCCGGAACGGATGTATCCTGCGGCACGGTTGGCGGCGTGCCTTCCTCGGCCGTCGACCAGTCATAGGCAGACGCCGAAACCGAAGCGAGGGTGATCTCGCAGCCGGTCAGGTCGCCGGCAAGCTCGAACTTCTCGATCAGGAAGTCGTCGTCGAGATCGAGCTCGTCGAGCACGACATGGACGCAACGCTCGCCGAGCGCGAGCAGCCCGCCGAGATTGGTCTGCAACACCAGTCTGTGGCGCGGGTTGCCCTTGGCCGAGAAGATCTTGCCCAGCCGCCGCGCCTGCGTCCAACTCGGCACCTGTTGCAGCGTCAAATCCTGCTGCAGCACGCCGACCTCGGCCTGGCTCGCCAGATCCTCCCACGGGTCGATCTCGACCGGCTGATAATCCGCCTCGCGATGGCAGAAGGTCAGCTTCAGCCGGTTGAAGGCCGCAAGCCGGTCATTGCCCTGCGAATACTGATAGGTGCGGATATGCTCGGCCGTCAGCGTTACCGTGGGCGCTGTCCAAATGCCGCCGCGGATGCCGACTTTGCCGTCGGCCGTGGGGTAGATCTCGGCATCGCAGCTCTGCAGCAGGGTTCGCTGCACTTCGCGCGGCTCCTGCGTCAGGTCGTAACTGAAGCCGACGCGATAGCGCGGCTCGGTTCCCCCGGCGCCGAGCGCCACCGGCTGGTCGCAGACATCGGCGAAGGCAGCGAAGCTCGCATCGTCGATCAGGGCATCGTCAATGGCGAAGCCGCGCGGATGGGTAAAATAGTCCCGGATGCAGAGCGACGGGTTCTCGCTGAAACCGACCGAAGCCGAGCGGGGATCCCAGACCTTGGAGGTGCGCGCCACGACGCGCAGGCCGGGTGCGCCGTTCGGATAGACCTTCTGGAAGTTCTTTTCCGACACTGCACCATAGCGCACGACGGTATAGGCGAGGCCGCGCAGGCGATGATCCACGGTCCAGACGCCGGGGAAGGTGCCGACGAGCATCGGCGAGGCAGCCTCTCCGGAGGCTCCGACATGCGACTCGACGGCGATATTCGTGCCCCACGGCAGCACCGTGACAGAGCCACCGACGACGACGCCGTCCTTGTCGTTGAACCACCACTGCTCGAAGGCGTCCCATTCGCCCTCTCCATGGATCACCAGCTGGAACAGGACGCCGGTTTTGGTCTCCATGAAGCCGATCGCGCCGGCGAGCTTGACCCGGCCATAGGAGCGCACGCGCGGCGGCAGCGCCTGCTTGACCGTGACCTGCTGCGGATCGCCCTTCTGCTTCTTCGGCTGGCCGAGGAGCAGCGTGGCCCCGAGCGTCGCAGCGGTGGTGATGGCATAGGCCACGATAGTCGCAGTCGTGGTGCCGAGAGTGACCCCCACCGAGGCCGCCGCCGAGATGATAGCGGGCACAAGAACGGCCGGCATCAGACGCTCCAGCCGCGCAGGCAGGGGAAGGGAGCGACCGCGATGCCGGCCGGCGCCTTGACGGCCCAGCCGGTCGCGGTGCGGATGGCGAGCGCCTGGCCCTGCGACGTCTCGACCACGCCGACATCGCCGGCGACGGGCGCGGCGGAGACGGCCAGCCCCGCCGCCGCCATCGCATCGGAGGCCGCAGCCAGCAGATCGCCGCCGGCGCGCCGGAGCATCAGCGCGGCGCCCCGCGCCGTCCGGTAGCGCCCGCGCCAGCTCGCCGAAGGATCGACCCCACGGCGCAACGCAATCCAGCCGCAGGCCCAGCTGCAACAGTCGCAGGAATCCCAGGCGAAGGGCTGCGCCCCGCCGGCCCGCAGATAATCGGCGAGCCTCATCAGAACAGCGGCCAGGTGGTCGACTTGTTCTGCATCGCCACCATCTGCTCGAGGCCGCGATCGCCCGGGTACAGAGCCTTCTGGTCGCGGTCGGAGAGCATGCCGAAGGGGGGGATGGCGCGGCGCGTGAACAGCCATTCGACCGTCACCTCGACGCGGCGTGTTTCGACTTCGGGAGCGGAAATGCTGATCTGGTCCATGACGCCGCTCATCACCGCATAGGGTGCATCCAGCACCTGCCATGCCTCATCGAAGAACTGCAGGTAGATGACAGCCGCTCGGCGCTTGACCTCGGCCGAGGCATTGCGCGCGGCCGAGACCAGCTCCGGCTTCACCCCGGACAGCGCCAGCGTCGTCACCGGCGCCGTGCCGCCAAGCGGGCTTTCCAGCCCAGAGATTGAGCCCAGCTCGCCCAGCCCCGACCAGGCGAAGCCGCCGGCGACGAGTGTGCCGAAGCCGAGCCAGACGCGCATGGGCTGCGAGGCAAAGTCGAGGAAGACGAGCTGCGAGACGCGCACCGTCCGCCCCGCCAGCGCTGCCGCGGCGGTTTCCGAAAAGAAGGGCATCGAAGGAAGCCTCAGTACCGGGCCGAGGCCCGCTGCAGCGTGGCGGTAATATTGCGGCGGGCCTGACGGTCATAGGCCGCCAACGTCGCGGTCATCTGATCCGGCGTCACGCCGTTGGCCGGCGCGATGTTGAAGACGCGACTGTCGGTATAGGCAATGGAGCCGCCGGAACTTGGCCTCGGCACGATCCGGCCGGAGGTCGAGGGCACGAACAGTTCAGGTCTGCGCTCGCCGACCATGTAGGGCTGACCGGCCTTGACTGGGCCACCAGCCGCTTTGCCGGGCAGAGAAAAGCCCGATACCGCCATGCCGATCAGCCCGCCGACACCTCCATCCGCGCCCTTCGTCCCGAAGAGGCCAGCGAGCGGTCCTGAGCCCATCAGCATCGCCTGGAGCGCCGCCTTTGCGATCTGCTTGACGAGGTTCTTCAGCACGTCCTCGGCCTTCCCGCCGTTCACGATCAGGTCGGTCAGCGAATCGGTGATGCTTTCGGCGAAAAATTGGTTGGCGTCGTTGATTGCCTTTTTCTGGTCTTCCAGCCCTTTGAGCTTCGTCCGGAGCTCCTCGGACAGGCCGATCTCCTTCTGAAGCTTGGCGAGCATCTGCTCGCGGGTGTCAGCGTCGAGGCGATTGAGATCGACCCCGGCCTTCGCCAACTCGATCGCAGCGCGCTTTTCGATATTGGACTTGCCAAAGTTATCGATCTCGGCTTGCAGGACGAGGTTCTGCCGCGCGAGGCTATCGACATAACGGCTGATGCGATCCTCGGCCTTATCTTCGTCGGACTTCCCGCCGCCACCGCCACCACCGCCCTTTTGCGCGTCCTGCGCGGCAATGATCTTTTTGGCGGCGTCCTCGGCCTGCTTTCGCGTGACACCGCCACCCTCGGACAGGGCTGCATTGTAGAGCTCGTCTGCCTTGTCCTGCAGCTCCTTCTTGTTCTTGTCCATGGTGCCGAGCCGCACCTTGTTCTGCAGGCGCAGGGCGGCGATGGCCGGATCGGCATTCACGTCAGGGAGAGCCGTATCCGATTTAAACCCGGCCTTTTCCAGCGCCGCCTGCTCGTCGCGGCGGGTCTTGACAGCCTGCTGGGCGGCTCCGGTGGCCTGGACGCCAGCCAACGCGGATTGCGTCTGCACAGCCGCGGCCCTCACTGCGGCGAGCCGCTCCAGCATCGTCGCGATCGAGCCGAAGGCACTGGCGAAGCTGATATTGGTCTCGCCGAGGCGGCGCAGCTCGTCAGCAGCGGCCAGAGCCCCCTTTTCGTTACCTTCCATGCCGGTCTTGACGAGATCCAGGCCGCGCTTCTTGTCGTCGGTTTTCAGGCCGACGGAGCCGTATTGTTCTAGTCCCAACGCGGCCGCCCGGATCGACGTCTCCAGATTGCGGGCTTCGGCCGCGTCCTGACGCAGCGTCGCCCTGAACGTCTCCTGAGCCGCGTCGTTCATTTTCGTATTGGTGTCAGCAACCTGATCGCCGACACCTTTGATCGCCGCTTTGGCATCATCGGCCGGCGGCCGCAGCGAGGCCAGCGCCTGCGCATAGCGATCAGTTGCCGCCTTCCCCTCGACCGATTGCGTGGCGAGAAATGCGACGGCGGCTCCGGCGCCGAGCAGCGCTGCTCCGACAGGGCCGCCGACGAGGGAAAGAGCCAACCCTAGGGTTCGCGCAGCACCCGCCGCAAGAAGCGCACGCGCGCCCAACGCTCCGGCGGCAGCTTGCGAGACCCCCATGGCAGCCGCCGCCGTACCAAGTTGCGCGACGAGGGGTGTCAGGCCGTTGGCGACCAGCCGGGCAGCGATCACAGCCCCGAGCGCGGTCGCGCCGGTCGCAGCAAGATCGAAGTTTTGAGCGAGCAGATTAACCGACCCTGAGACGATCCGGGCGGCGTTGCTCATGTTCTGGCTGTTGCCAACGAATTTAAGCGCAGCGTTCTCCAGTGCTTTGAAGCTGTCTCCGATCGTGCCGGTCGTCTTGTCGAACGCAGCGCTCACCTCCGGCGCGGCGTTGACCAATGCCTTGAAGACTCGGTCACTGACGAGCTTGCCTTCGGCACCAAGATCCTTGAGCGCCCCGAGACTAACGCCGAATTCCTTGGCGATAGCCTGCGCCACGACCGGCGCGTTTTCCAGAAGAGACCGCAGTTCGTCGCCCTGCAGCTTGCCGGAGCCGAGCGCCTGGCCGAGCTGCACGAGGGTCGACTGAACTTCGCCGGCCGAGGCTCCGGAGACCTTGAGGGCCTTCGCCACGGTTTCCGTCGCCACCGCAACGTCGCCCTGCGTCGCGCCGAAATCCTTGCCGGTGCGGGTCAGCCGGGCATAGAGATCCGCGACATCGGCGAAACCGCTGCGGGAGCGCGTGGCGATATCGGCGATATTGTTCTGCACGGCGGCAGCCATGGCGTCGCCGACGCCGGCGGCGCGGATCTTGTTCCCAGCCTCCTGCCAGGTATCGACGAGTTGCTGCACCTGCTTAATAGAAATCGCGGTACCGGCGATCTGAGCGATCTTCTTCGCCATGTCCTGAAAGGAGTTGGAGACGCTCGCCTCCATCTTGCTGGCACGGTCCTCCAGATCCTTGAAGATGCGCGCCGCTTGCACGTTCTGCTTGCGCATTTCATTCTCGAACTTCTTGACGTTCGCCTCGAGCGAGATCGTCAGCCTTTCAAGGTCGGTCGCCAATGTCGTCGCTCCTAAAAGTCATGCCTTGGGTATTGCTGCCGCTATCCAGCCCGATCGTGACCGCGCAGACGGCAGACAAGTGCGCGGCGATCGAAAACGCCGGAGCACGCATGAGCTGCTACAATCCGGCACCGGAGCCAAAGCAGCCGCCTTGCATGCTCAGCTACGATAAGGTGGGCAGGCTCTATAACGGCGCGACCCAGGACAGCATCGACATACAGCTCGGCTGCAAATCGGAGCTGATTTCGCGGCATGGTGATGGAGCCTACGCGGTGAAGATGTTTCAGATCATCGACGCACGAGGCTCGATCCTGATCATCACCGCCAACGGCAATGACCGGATGACGGGATATTCCTATCATCAGGCGCGATAATCAGCCCGCCCGGACCATTTCGAAAAGCCGATCTGCCTCGTCGTCGCTCAACCCTTCCTGAGACGGGTCGGTGTGAGCGGCGATCCAGCCATCCACTGTCTCGGTGAATTGCCACCAGCTCATGCGTCGGTAATCGGAAAACCCGATTCCGCAGGCAGCGGCGGCTCCGTAATAGGCGCCGAAGACGAGGCGTCCGTCTGGAAGCTCGAACCCTCCGTCTCGGTCTCCGACGCGTCTCCTTTTCCCGGCAACTCCTCCGGCGCGCCGGAGATCGCCGCCATGACGATCAGCTTGGCGACCCCGGCATAGTGGATCCAGGCGTCGCGACGATCAACATAGCGCCGAACGAGCTGCAGGGCCTCTTCCGGCTTCATGCCGCCGCCAACGAGGCCGAGGCGCAGCGGCTCGCGCACATCCGCGACCTTCCAGTCGCCTGAGATCAGCCGGTGCATGAGAGCGAAAGGCCCAACGCCCGTCTTCTCCTGCAATTCCTCCAGCTCGCCCATCGCGAGCCTGAAGCGGTGCGGGCCGTCGCCGAAATCGAGGTCGACGGCCGCGTTTCGATTCTCGCCCGCCATCAGGGTGCAGCCGTCCAGACGACAGCGCCGTCGCTCTGCAGCGAGGGCTGGATGGTGGCGCGCTCACCCTTGGTAGCGCCGAATTCCAGGCTCTCCAGATGAAAGGCGCCCTGCCAATGACCAACCTTCGTGCCGCGCCAGACCTCGACGCGGACATTCTGGGAGGTGTCGGAAGCATAGAAGGCTTGCCAGGTGCCGAGCGCGGTGATGTCGATCACGCCTTGACCCTTGACCTCTGCCGTCTTCGAGACAACATCGCGCTCGGTCCAGCTCGCCGCATCCTCGTCGGCGCAGTCGGGCACGTTGTTCTCGCCAAGCTCCTTCGACAGCGTCAGCGAACGCTCCGTCAAACCGCAGGGCGCGGTGAAGACTTCGGGATCGGCACCATCGCCGAGCAGGACACGAAGGCCAGAAAATCGAACAGTTTGCGCCTGTGCCATTGGCACCTCCTATGAAAAAGCCGCCGAGAGCGGCGGCGCGGCAATTGCGAGTGAAGGCAGCCTCTCAGGCCTCGTCGGCCAGAGCCTCGAAACGAACCACGGCGCGGCGGGAAACGCCGTCCGGCTCGTCGAAATAGAGCGTGTCGCGATACAGGATCTCGACCTCCGCATAGCCGTCGACCGCAGGCGCCGCCTTGTGCAGCACGCGTTTGACGACTCCAGCGAGCGCCGCAATATCGTTGCGCGGGCGCGGGCCGCCACCGGCGAGCCCCGGCGCAAAGCACTGGATCTCGAAGGTGACGCGAACGGCATCCGAACAGTCGGTGCCGTCCTCGATCTCCTGCCAACCGGTCGGACGCAGATAGAGATGCTTGGTTCCTTGCGGGATCGGATCGAGGATCCCGACCGGAACAAGCGATCGAACCGCCGTATCGGCATCGACCAGCGCGATGACCGCGACCTGCAGCGGCAGCGTGGCCTCGCTCATGACGATGCTACCTGCTTGACCGCCTTCGTCGTGGCCCTGCTAATCCGGGATTTGACCCGGCGCTTGTTGGCCCGAAACGCCGGAAAGAAGAAGGGTCGTGGCGAGGTTCCAGGGTGCTGGCTCCCGGCGAACATGCCGCCATTGATATGCGGCGCCGTGCCGAACTCTTCCCAGCGAGCCCAGAATACATCCTCATCGCCTGCGCTGATCCATACAGTCAGATCAGGATCACCCTTGACTGCGCCGCCTCCTACTAGAGCGCCCGAGGTCGCAAACTGAGGTTTATCACCCCACCATTGGTCGATCGTCGCCGCGACTCGACGAGACCGCGACAACCTCTTTTGCTCTGACACGATGTCATCAGCGCCTTGTGCGAGCGCCTGCTTGATCGCGCTGCGGACGGTTGGTGGCAGCGCCGCCAGCTTTTTCAGCAGGTTGTCCCGCCCGCTGAGCTTCGCCATCGGCTTCTCCCTTGGAATGAACGGCCTTGCCCGCCTTGATCGCGGCAGCGGCGCAGGGCGTGGTGACGAGCCGCGCCGCGGGTGAGGCCTTGAAGGCCATGCACCACCGGCCATTGAGCTCGGGCGGGTACCAGTCGAAATTCGCGACGAAGATGACGCGGGGCATTACAGCGACCACTCGCGCCGGCCATAGGGAACGCGTACGCGAGGCTTCCAGCCGGCGAGGATGAAAGCCCGCCCCATCATGGCGACGGATTGCCTCAGATCCGCCCGGTCGGTGCTACCGCCGGCATGCTTCACCGCTTCCAGCGTCACGGTCACGTCCGTACGCAGGCGCAGGCCCGCAAGGCGGGCCAGCCGATAAGCATCGTTGCCGGCACTCATGGCGCACCCTGCTCAAGCATGAACTCGATCTCCCGAGCATCCGGCGTCGGCACGATCGAGCGGATCTGGCATTCCTTGCCCGCATAGGGGCCGACAACGAAGACGGCGCGATCCGCTGCCGTGACATCCTTGGTGGCAGCGAAGGCGAGCACGGTGAGCGTTCCGCTCATGGTGCTCTGCAACTGGCCGACCGCGAGTTGCTCGCGCCCGAAGGTGGGGCGGAACGCCGCCCAGCAGGTAACGAGCGGCTGCCACTCCTCCAGCACGTTGCCGGAAGGCGACTTCGGACCGCTTACGCGCCGCTCGAAGCGGACACGATGACTGCGCTGACCGGCACCGAGCATCAGACTTGCAACCTTCTGAACGGTGCGATCAGCCGGTCGACCGTTGTCGACATCGGGATCGCCGTGGATGGACCGAGCTGCACGCTGTCGCGGAAGCGCCAGAGATCACCGACCATCAGCAGGATGGCGCTCTTGAGAGCCGGCGGCAGCTTGTCCGCCTCGGTGCCGTAGCCGGCAGCGAAGGTGATGCTGACGGCATCCGGCGCGCAGGCCGGCGACGGCAGGGCCGCATCGAGATTGAACAGCAGACGCGGCGCAACGCTGCCTGCACCGACCAGGCGATAGGCGGTGTCGCCGACCGTCACCGCAGAGCCGCCGTCGGACGGCAGAACCTCGACCTTGACGATGGACAGCGCCGGCGCCAGCACAAGTTCGACCGAGCGCGACGCCGGCCAGAAGGGCAGGGATTGCCGCCACTCCTGCGCCATCAGCGCCCGGCCGAGAATGCCGCCATAGCCGTCGAGATGGTTCACGGCCGCCGCGATGAAGGCCTTGATCAGCCCGTCATCCTCGCTGTGGTCGACACGCAGATGCGCCTTCGCATCGGCCAGCGAGACGCAATCGACCGTGGGAGCCGTGACCAGCTCGGGCGGCAGGCAGCGCATGGGCGACGGACCTCGTCGACTCAGAGCCCGTAGGGCGCGGGGTCGAGGCCCATCGCCTCGAGCTGCTCGCGGGTGAATTGCGGCTTGCTGGCCTGCTCGGCTTCCTTGGCCTGCGCCGCGTCCACCTGCGCCTGATCGACGACCTTGGCCTGCTCGTCCGGCTTCGTGCCCGCTTCGTCCTTCTTCGTCATGGCGATGTCTCCGGTTGGAAAGGAAAACGGGCGGCTGATGCCGCCCGCCGTGAATGGCGGCCGTCAGGCGGCCGCCATCTTCAGAACCTTGATCGTCTCGGGGTTCTGGACGCCTCCGCCGACGCGCTTGGTGGTGTAGAAGTGCACGTAGGGCTTGTTGGTGAAGGGGTCGCGCAGCACCCGCACCCCGGCCCGATCGACCACCAGATAGCCGCGCTTGAAGTCGCCGAAGGCGATCGGCAGCGCGTTCGCGGCGAGGTTCGGCATCGCCGGCATCTCGGTCGTCGGATAGTTCAGGATGGTGGCCGGCTGGCCCGCCTGGAAGGAGGGCTGCCAGAGATAGTTTCCGTCGCCATCCTTCAGCTTGCGAATGACGCCCGTGACGGTGCGGTTGAGCACCCAGCGCGCGTTCAAGGTGAACGCCGTGGGAAGCAGGTGGACGAGGTCGACCAACTCGTCGGCAGCAATGGCCGTCGCCGACGCGGCAGTCTTGACCTCGATGGCTCCGAGCGGGTTGACCGCAGCCGCGGCGCCGCCCGTGACGAAGGTCAGGAAACCGCGCGGCTTGTTGGTGCCGTCGCCGGAAATGAAGGCCAGGCCCTCCTGGTAGGAGAACTCGGTATCGACTTCCCCGGCCAGCCACTGCTCGAGGTTGATCTCCGCATCGTCGAGCATCTGCTGCGTCGCCGCAGGGTTTGCGTAGATCTCGCCGGGCGTGAACGTCATCGAACCGAAGGTCGGCGTGTTCGTCTGCGGGCGCGCCGCCGTTTCGCCAACCCAGCCCGACGAGGTGCCGCGCAGGTTGAAGAGCTTGGTGAAACCGGCGGTCGAGATGGTCTGCACCGTCGCGATCTGGCGCATCGGCGAGACCTCGATCAGCTTGTCGGTGATCGTGCGGTCCCATTCGACCGGCGCGAGATAGCCGCCTTCCGCCGCAGCGCCCTTGTTGAGCGAGGCCTGGAGCTCGCCCTTGCGGAAATGGGCACGGAACGCGGAGGTGTACTCCTTGTCCTTCGGCTCATCTTGGCCACTTCCGGCGCCGACCGTCAGAGCCGCGATCTTGGCATTGGCGTCGTCGACGGCCTTCTGCAGATCACCGACGCTGGAGTTGATCCGCTCGAGCTTTTCGGTGGTGACGACGTCGTCGAACTTCTTCGCCAGCTCCTTGTCCTTCTCGGCCATCGCGGCCTTGAAGGAGGTCCAGTCCTTGTTGAGATCGGCAATGAGCGCCTTCACGTCGGAGGGCGCCTCGGCGCGCACGGCGAGGATGCCGCGCGCCGCAAGCGCGCGGGTGGAAACATGCTTGGTCATGGGGGAAATCCTCTTGGGGTTATGACCGAATGGTGGAACGGAGCTGCTCGAGCGCAGTCCGGATCTCGTCGTCGCCCGCTACGGCAGGGCTCTGGCCGCGCGCTACGGCGGCGCGGCTCATCAGGTCGCCGATGGCGCTACGGCGCCTATCCCGCGACCATCCGGCCCTCGCGAGGCCGAATTCCACTTTCTGCACCGGCTTCACATCGCCGGCCGCTCTGGCCTTCGCCTGATCTTCCTTGACGGCGTCGGCGGCCAGCAGTCCGGTGGCGAGACCTTCTGCAACAGCCTGCTCGCCGTTGAACCAGGTTTCGGCATCCATCCATTCGACCGCCTTGACCTTGTCGACCCCGGCGCGATCGGCATAGACGGCCGCCATGGCGTCGTCGAAGGGCTCCATGGTCTTCGCCGCGTCGGCGAGATCATGACGATTGCCGACTGCGACAACCCAGGCGTTGTGCACCATCAGGAAGCCGGCCCGGCCGATTTGGATCTCGTCGCCGGCCATCGCAATCACGGACGCCGCGGACGCCGCGAGACTGAGAATGCGGACGGTGATCTTCTTCGGATGCGCGCGCAGCATGTTGTAGATGGCGACGCCCTCGAAAAAATCCCCGCCCGGGGAATTGAGATCGACGAAAACCTCCTGATCGCCGATCGCCCGCAGCGCCGCCTTGACCCGCTTGGAGGTGACGCCGCCGCCAGACCACCAATCCTCGCCGATCACCTCGAGCATGGAGATCGTATTGTCGTCGGTCTGGGCCGCCTGGACGCCGGGATTCCAGTCGTCGAAGGCGCGCTCGTCCGGCGCGAATGCGCAGACTTCCGGCATGCGGAAGGCGGCGATCTCAGGAAGTTTGCGCAGGCTCATTCGCCTTGTCCTTGTTCTGGCCGAGAGGGGGCGGAAGGTCGTCGCGGCGCGGCAGGTCGAGCCAGTCGCGCACTTCGTCCTGATGCAGGAACGGCTGCTGTCCGCCGGCCCCGAGGCCCTTGGCGAAGAAGTCCGCCTGGTCCTTCATCGAACCGCGAAGCAGGCCGCCGGCATTGAACTTCGGCTCGAACTGGTCGGCCTCCCGCTCGGTCAGGAGCGAGCGCTCGATTGCCTGTTGCCAGGCTTCGAACCATGGGTTGAGCCCATAGCGGACAAAAAACTGTCCGAGCACGTCGATGCCCGATCCCCAGGACGTATCGTCGACGCTGAGAAGCGGTCGCGGAACCCCGAAGGGGCGCGAAATTTCTTCGTTCTGAAACCTGCGCTGCTCCATGTGCTGCGCTTCCTGCCCCGTCTGGGCGAAACGCTCGGCCTTCATGCCCTCCTCAAGGATCATCCAGCGACCGGAATTCTCAGTCCCGGTCAGGCGATCTTCCATGCTCTGCTTCAGACGGTCGTAGGCTTCGGGCGAAAGCTTGTTCTGATGCGACAGCGCGCCGCCGACGAGCATGCCATTGCGGAACAGGCGCGCCGCAGCGCGCTCTGTCTGGATCGCGAGGGCGATCGCTTCGGCTGCCTGCTTCACCGTCGACAGGCCGGAAATGCCATCTTCCGACAGGCCGCAGCGCAGATGAAACACATCGCGCTGCTGCAAAATAACCTGGCCGCCATCGGGCCGGTTGTAGACATATTCGAGCGCCCAATCGTTGCGCTGGCGCGGCTTCACCCGCGACGTCGGCAGTGGCACGAGCTGGAGGGGGCGTTCTCCGCTGCGCACGATGAGCGCGAAGGCATCGCCGCGCTCGCCGTCATCGCCCGCACCGAGCGCGCGCTGCTGCATCAGGGCCTTGAACTCATAGGCCGTCTGCCAGGCGTTCGGTCGGCGATGCAGGAGGCGGAAGAGCGGGTGGTTCTCAGCCTTCCGGTTCGTACCCTTTTCAAGCAGATGGAGCGGCAACATGCCGATCGAGAAGGCGTGGAGCGAGACGCAACGCATCACCGTCGTGTTCCGCAGCGCTATTCGCGGCGTCACGGAAATGCCAGCCTCTGACATTCCGACGCCGCCGTTGCGCATGAACTCCAGCAGCCGCGGATCGTCGAGACCGTAGAAACTGGCGGCCTCACCAACGGAGGCGTTGATGGCCGGTACCGCGTCAGGACCTACGGCCACCGGTGCGGCGGGCGTGGAACGGCCGCCGAAGAGCTTCGTGAAGATGCTCATGTCAGACCATCAGGACGCCGCGAGTCTCATAAACCGATGGCCCGCCGGCCGCCTCCGGGTTCCGGCTCATCAAGTCGAAGGCGTTGAACAGCGCGATCATCGGGTCGATCTTTGCCGTGCCGGAGGCCTGCTTCGTCACCAGCACGGCTGAGCCGCGCAGCTCCGAGCGGCAATTTCCGACGCACCAGGCCATCATCGGGCGAGCACCGTGCTTCAAGGTTCCATCCTTCAGCTTGCGGGCAGCGCCCTTGATGACGCCGGAGAGGCGATAGCCCTGCGGCACCGCCGCGATGCAGTCGTCTGGGATCTCGCGCAGGGCGAGCTCGTCGAGGATCGCGGCGATCCCGACGGCGTCGACGCCGATCCCGGCCTTTTCCGGCAGGAGGCCGGCCTTGAAGATGCGCTCGACGATATCCGCGACGCCGCGCACGTCGGCGTTCGCACCGTCGGCTGTCTCGGCGATATCGACGAACGTCAGATCGCCGTCGCGCTCAAAATCCTCGAGGCGAGGCGCGATCTCCTTGCGCAGCAACTTGACGCCGCGATCCGCCCATGCGTGACCCCAATGGTACCAGCGCTTGGTCACGCGATGACGGCCCAGGACGGCAAGGCCCAGAAGATCGTCGAGGCCGCCACCGTCGATCCCGATCGTGCAGACCTCGCACTCGGCCAGGATGAATTCGATCGTGGCGGCCTTGCTGCCGGCGCGCTCCCAATGGTCAGCGCCTTCCCAACGATTGGAATGCAACGCGAGGCCGATCTCGATATTGAGATGCTGCGAAGCCCAACGCCGCTCTTCCTCCTCGCCCTTCTCCTTGGCCGTCGCGTAATCGCGCTCCAACACAGGCAGGGAGACGGAACGGCCGATATTCGGCAGCACCAGCGGCCAGTTCTCGGCCTTGCGCCAGGGCTTGTCGGCCGCGACCTGCAGTGCCTCCGGAAACTCATACAGCACCGGCAGGATCGAGCCCTCGGCGATGCGCCCGTCACGGACGCCGCGCGCATAATCCAGCTCGGTCTTGAAAGCGCCGGCGGGCGGCTCGTCCGACTGCGTCGTGATGATGACGCCGAAGGATTCCGGAACCGCGACCGAGGCGCCGCGCAGCTGGCCGATGACCCGCTGCGCATAGGAGACCTTGCCGAGCAGGTGCATCTCGTCGAGCAGCCAGCCGGCGAATTTGCCGCCCGTTGCCACCTTCGGGTCGAATGTCATCACCTTGAGCGTCGCCTGCGTGACCCGGTTCACCACCGTCTTCAGGTGGTCGCGGACATGCAGCAGCTTCGCGAGATCCGGATCGGCGTCGATCATGCCGGCGACGGCGGCGAAGGCGATGTCGGCGATCTCCTGCGTCGGCCCGAACAGGGCAAAGGCGGCGCGAGGCCGGTCGTTCATCAGCAGCGCCGTCAGCATCAGCGCCGCGCCGTTCGTCGTCTTCGAGTTCTTCTTCGGCACCAGGACGAAGACGCCCGGCACCATGCGAATGCCGCCGATCAGCGAACCGAAGATCGCGCGGACGATATCGCGGAACCAGTCGCCGGCGGCATCTCCGAGCGTCGGCTGGCCGGGCACATCCGGCAGGTGTAGCCGGTTGAAGATCGCGGCCGCTCGCTCCGCCTCGATGGCGTCGAGCGGGAGTAGCGGCACGAGGGATCGACCGGCGAGGAGCGTCTGCTCCCAATCCGGCTGGGCGAATGACCAGTCCACCGTCAGGCCTGCCGCGGCGTCCGCACCAGGTTGGCCCAGGGGCCGTGCGTCACGACGCTGTGCGCGTCGAGATTGGCCTGCTCCTTCTTACCGAGCGCATCGGCTGGCGGAGGGGCGGAGTTTCCCGACCCGGTCGACGGCGCGGCCTCGGACTTGCCCTTGCCCCGCAGGTGATCCTGCAGCGCCTCGAGGTTCGCGCGGTCCATGATCGCGAGCGCTTCCTTCTGCGCCGCGACATTTCCCTTGAGCGCCGTCTTGTGCAGCGCGACCAGCATCTCGGCGCGCTTGCGGACGGCCCCCGTTTCGAGCTCCGCTTTGAAGGCCCGGCGCAGGGTCGGTTCCGACAGCGCCATGGCGGTCGCGATCTGCTCGACCGTCAGGCCGGAGGAGACCAGGACCGCCACCTTCTCGCGGTCGCGGTCCTGCGGCTCGAAACGCTTGCGACCGCCCGTGCCGGGGCGCTTGGCCTTCGGAGGAGCTGGCCGGGGCGCCGGGATTTCCTCCGCCGCCGCGGCGAAGAGATTGCCGCCGGCAAGCCGGTCCTTGAGTTCTTCGGCGAAGGCCTTCCGCAGCGTTGGAACGCTGATGCCGATCTCAGCGGCGATCACAGGATGGCCGAGGCGCTCCGATGCCATCCTGCGCACGGTCGCGCGCTGATCATTGCTGGCCACGAAGGCAGCGCGACCCCGCTTCGTTTCTTTCTTTCCGCCGCTGGAATTCGCGTCGTTCAAGAAAAAAAACTCCGAATGAGGGAGGCGCCGGTGCGGGCGATCGGGGGCTCGGGAACTTTCGACCACCCCCCGGTCGGTCGATCAGACCGCCTGATGCCCTCGGCGGGTCCGCTCGCGGGCCGTCTTGCGGTTGTGGCAGGCGGTACAGAGGAGGCGGACGTTCAACGGATCGAAGTCCGCGCCGCCATCCTTACGCTCGACAATATGGTCACCGATCAAACCGCGCGGCGTGGCACTGCAGTCCTTGCGACAGGTGACTTCTTCGCAGACGAAACCGCGTTGTTGCTTGATCGTCCGCACGAACTCGCGCCACTCGCGCGATTCATAGAAGGGATCGACGACCTTCTCTGGCCGCACGATGCGGGAGGGCAGGCTCGACACCCGTAACGGCAGAGCCTTGAGCCGTCCCATCGACACCCCTCAACGACAACGCCCGCAGGCCGTTTCCGGCTGCGGGCGCGATTCGTGCTGATATCTATTTGTGGCCACGCAACTGCGCAGCAGTCAACCCCGTGAAGCGATTGTTGGTACGATCCGTAGCTTGTGGATGACCATGGTAGTCTCGTTCTCAAGCACCGATCTCACGGCTTCGTCGACTTGTTCAACAAAGCCAACGTTGCCTGCAATCGGATCGGTATCGATATCTATCTCGACTACTAGCACTCGTTTCATGGACTCCCCTGCGCGCCGCTCCCATTCGAACCAGGACGCGTGAACGAATGGCAGATCTTCCAGCTTCTGACGAACAATAGCGACGTCTGATTTCATTCCCCAGCCCTCTAGTTTTCAGTGATAGTTTCGATCAGCCTCGATTTAGTACCAGAGATCGTCTGCGCAGAAAGCTTTGATTGGCCATTTCGACGGCCTGCGCGTCGATGTCGCCACTGCCGAGTTCCCGTTCCCCCGTGATCCGCCCACGTTCCGGCCCCTTCGCGCCCCAGACCTCTTCGGCCAGGAAGTCGAGTGCCTCCTTGAAGCGCATGTCGAGATAGTCGAGCCGCTTGCGCAACGCCTCCGGGCTGGGCCAGCGCTCGGCCAGTTCCGATATCGTCATGCCGCGACCGGCCACGGCCGAGACGATCCGCTCACCGATGGGGCCGAGCTGCTGCGCCAGCCGCTTCAGCTCGAACTGCGCATGCACCACGCTGTCGGAGAGCGGATCGCCGAGCCGCCCGCCATCCACCTTGATATGGCCGGGATCGATACCCCGGCCCGGCCCGATGGCCGCCGCCTCATAGATCCGGCGGAAGCGAACGCCGGCCTCATAGAGCGGCCGGTCAAGACGCTGCCGCGCCAGCATCATTTCGAGCGGATGCTCGGCCAGGTTCACAATGGCCTTCATCTTCGCGCCCGGCTCGATCGCAAGCGGATCATCGACCAGCCGCTCGCCCAGCACGGGCGCCTTTCCGGCCTTGCCCTTGGCCTGCCACTTCTTCGAGCGGGCCGTGTTCGGGATCTCGCCTCGCTCCCGCGCCGCCTTGGCCTCGGCGACGAGGCGCTGCTGCTCGGCTTCGATCTTCGCGCGTGCCGCGGCCTCGCGTGCCTCCTGCCGCTCCTGCCGCGCCCGCCGGGCTTCGGCCCGCGCCAGCTTGTCCTGCCGTGCCAGAACCTTCGCCGCATCAGAACCGGACATGATCATCCCCTTCGTCCTTTCGCCCGGAAGGCGGCATCTCGCTCGGCAGGAACACGCGGAAATTGCCCTCGAACACCGGGATGCGGGCGCCGCGCGCCGCCAGCCAGGGCCGCCATGCGTCGATCTCCGGCCCGTCGCAGAGGAAGCTGCGCAACTCGCCGATCCGCTTGGCCGCCGCCGCAAGCTCGCTGGCCGCGACCGAGATGGACTTGCCGGCATCGGCCTGCTGCACCACGAAGCCGACGCGCTGCCCGGCGGCGATGCGCGCTAGCAGCACGAGCCACCAATCCTTGGACCAGCCCTTGACCTCGCAGAAGGCGCCTGCCGCCTGCCGCGCCGCCCGTTCGGCGGCCTGCTTCGGCACATGGCGCCAGTTGAAGCCCGAGAGGTATTTCGGTCCGGAAAGCCGGCTGGAGAAGCCCGCCGCCTTGCGTTCGGAGACGAAGCCCGGAATGCCGTCGATGGCCGCCTGCCGCTCGGCGAAGGGCACGGCTTCCCAGGCCGAGGCCAGCGCCGCCTGGTCGTCAGCGCCGGCATGCGGATAGGCCTTGCGGAAATCGTCGAGCGTCGCGGTCGGCTTGCGCTCGGGCTCGCCCTGGCTCGCTGGCGTGCCTTCGCGCCCCTGCGCACCCTCTCTCTCAGAGTAAGGGTTATAACTAAGGGGTTGGGTATCACCCTGATGATACCCTTCCGCCTGATTTGGAAGGCTATCACCGTGATACCCTTCCACCGTGATACCCTTATTTTCACATGACGAACCCGACTGGCTCCGGCCGGCCCCGGCGTCGGATGCATGGTCGGGAGCCTCGTCATCGTCGCAATCGCCAAGGGGCTGATGCACCGCCGCCGCCTCCAGCGCGGGCCACAGCTCCCGCCGCCGCAGCCGCGCCAGCAGGTCGACATCCATCTCGTAATGGTTGGTGGACTTGGCGCCGGAGCCGCCTTCCTTGACCAGGCGCAGCAGCCCGACGCGGACGAAGGTCTGCATCACGCGGCGCGCGGTCGGCACCGAGCATTCGGCATCCTCCGCGATGGTGGCGAGGGAAGGGTAGATCCGCGTGCCGTCTTCGTGGCAGCAGTCGACGAGCTTGATCAGCACCATCTTCCGCGTCTGGGAATGCAGCTTGGCCTTGAGGGCGAGGCCGAGAAGGGCAGCGCTCATACTGCCCTCGCAATCCCGAAGCACCACGCTAAAATGCCAATCAGGGGGATGGCATGAAGCGTTGGCACTGGTTCGCAATCGGCGTGGTCGGAACGACGGCGCTCCTCGTTCTTGGGTATCTCGCGCATCGATATGGCACGCGATATTGCCTCGCCCTGAAAGCCGGCAACCTTGCCAAAGAGGCTAAGGATAAGGTTGCTCCGATTGATTGCATCGAGTTCTGGCTCAACCGGTATCAGGGCTTGCTGGCCGGAGCGCTCGCTGCTGGAGTCGCTCTCATCGTTGCCCGTCCTGTTTTTCGGCAGCTTCGTGAGATGAATCGCCAATCGGCGGTCGCCATTCGGGGCGTCGAGGAAGGATACGCCCGAGAACTCGAAGCTGAGTCGGTCAGACTGGCCACGTTTCGTGACGTGCATAGCCGGCTGAAAAGCGTGGTCGACGGGTTCGATGAGGCGATGGCCGAAGCCGAGCGCTTCGCCCCTGATTACAGCAACAACTTCGCCGGGCAGCTGAGGGATTACGGAGCCTATCTGCGAGAAATTTCTTCTATGTTCGCCCGATATCCCGATGGCTCGCCAACGTCGATTGCTCGCAAAGAGTTTCTCCGGGCGGCTAACACGTACAGATCGACGTGCGAGAGAGTGCTGACGGGCTTCCGAAACGGGACGTTTGGCCCCGACGTCGATATGGGTGAGGAGGTTTTGACGCCAGATCAGACGATGGCCGCGCGGGATGCCGCCGATAAGACCAGCACCCGTGCGCTCAAGAACCATGGGATACTGATTGGCAAGCTGCGAAGCGAGACGCGAACGCAATGGGCGCGCGTTAGGCACCTGCAGAAGATGGCTCGAGGGGAAATCTGACGTCATTCCGCAGCCTCCAAGGCACGGAACAGCCCCAGCCCGGCGCCAGCCCTCTCGCTCTTCAGCGCGGCGGTGCAGGCCGGGTTGATCCACAGAACCTCCATGCGCGGGCGCGCGCCATCCGCCAGCGCCACGCGCTCGACGCGTGCCCAATCGGTCAGGGAGTCGTCGTAGAGCGGCGAGGGATAGCCGGAGAGCACCACCATGCCCTTGAGCCCGCGCAGCGCCGCGAGCAGCGCAGCATGGCCGGCATCGTCAAGCTCGTGCGCATAGTCATGGCCCTCGTCGCCGCGGGAGGCGAACACGTATGGCGGATCGACGTAGAAAAGTGCCTCGGAATGATCCTGTTGGGCCATGAGATCGAGAGCAGGGCGGTTCTCAATCACCACTCCCTCAAGCCGCTCGATAATGGCGGCGAGAGCATCCGGATAGGATAGCCAGTTGTGCTGCGGCAGTGTGCCGGCCCGGATACCATTGCCGCGGAAGCCGCTCAGGCGATGGACAGAGTTCGACCCGAAGCCCATGAAGCTGCGCACAACCATGCATCGGGCACGGTCGACCGGATCGCATGAGGGGCTATAGGCCTCGCGGAACTCCTCGCGGGCGAAAGGTGTCAAGCGAACCTGCTCAATCAGATCCCCAGCCCGGTCCCCGCGCAGCACGCGGAACAGGTTCACCAGATCACCGTCGAGGTCGTTCCACACCTCAGCTTGAGAGCGCGGCTTTCGCAGCAGCACCGAGGCGGCGCCACCGAACGGCTCGACATAGATCCGGTGCCGCGGGAAATGGCCGATGATCCACGGCGCCAGCAGCCATTTGCCGCCGTGCCAGCGCAGGAGGGGGCGTTGAGGCTCCATCACTCCGCCGCCTCCATGAACAGGGGCGTCGACACGACCGGTGCCGGTTGCTCGCTTTCGCGGGGCTGGAAGTTCGCGGCGACGAGAGCCTGCGCCAGCGGCGGGCAGACGCTGTTGCCGCACATGCGGACCTGCGCCGTCTTCGTGATCGGGATCGGCTCGGCCGGGCCGTCATCCTCGCCCCAGCCTTCGCGCACCTCGACCTTCAGGCCGCGGTCGAGGATGTAGCCCCGCGGGAAACCTTGTGCCCCGAACAGCTCCGGCGGCGCGAGCATCCGCATGGCGATGTCGACGACGACATAGGTGTCGCCGCCAATCTCGACCGTGACGAATTCGCCGCCGCTCCAGAGGTCGTACTGACGAAGAAGCTCCGCAACCTGGCGCGCACGCGCCAGCATTGCAGGCGACAAGGGCGGCACGACGACGTTGCCCGCTACAACGCCGAGCCTGCCCTTGGTGGGAGCCGTAGCCAACGGCTCGTCGAATGACCTCGCGGTCGCATACCCACTGCCTCCATTGGAATAATAGCCCTGCACAAAGGCTGTCACGAGCCCTTGCGTGCAGCCCTTACCCACGATCGTCGAGACGGGCTCGGTCATGGCATGGCCGACGACATCGGTGTTGTGCTGCGCCATGAAGGCAGCGACGACAGCGGTCTTTCCGCCTCCGCCAGCCGTCACTGTTCCGACCGGGTCGCCAACATCTGAGCCGATTGACGCGCCGAACTGACGGGAGAGGTGCACGGCTGCTATACAAACATCGGCCTTGGCCGTGCCCGTGGCGGTCGGTTCATCCGCGCTGCGCGGGCGCGATTGACCCGCCCGGCCCCCGCAACCGACGAGGATGGGAGAGACGAGCCCAAGCGGCGCGCAGCCGCCGGGGCGCAGCCTGTTTTCGCCATTGGCGGTGACGGTGTGCAGGGGCTCGTCGAGCGAGGAGCCGATGCTGTTCGCCCGGAATTTCGTGACGAAGGGCGTCACAAGACCATGGGCATCGCGCGCGGCGGCGACGGTCTTGAACGGTTCGCCGAGATCCTGCCCTCGGAAGCCGTCGCCGGAATGGTTGCAGGTCACCACGAACGGCTTCGCCGCGTCGATCACGTAGCGCTTCACGCCGCGCGCGATGCGCGCCATCGTGGCGTCTGCCAGCGGCCGGTTGACGCCGACGGCCCGGCCTTCCTCGCGGGTGAGGAAGATCGAATGGCAGGGCAGCGACCAGTCGATGATGCTGGCCGCCGTGCGCCAGGGCAGCTTGCGCCCGGCGATCACGTCGGGATCGTCCGGCTTGCTGTGCGTCGGCTTCGGCCAGACGATCTTTTCGCCGTCGCGCCGGGCGATGACGAACAGCCGCTTGCGGATCGTTGGCGCGCCATAATCGCAGGCGCGCAGCTCGCGATGCTCGACCTTGTAGCCGAGCCGCCTCAGCTCTCCGCACCACCGCTTGAAGTCATGTCCCTTGCGATCCTTGCAGGGCACGCCTTCGGCCGAGATCGGCCCCCAATCGCGGAACTCCTCGACGTTTTCGAGGATGATCACGCGCGGGCGCACCTGCTTGGCCCAGCGCGGCACGACCCAAGCCAGATCGCGGATGTTCCGCTTCACCGGCCTGCCGCCCTTGGCCTTGGAGAAGTGCTTGCAGTCGGGAGAGGCCCAGAGCAGCCCGACAGGGCGCCCCGCCGTCACGGCGACGGGGTCGACCTTCCAGACATTGTGCGGCAGATGCAGCGTCTCCGGATGGTTCATCCGGTGCAGCGCCAGCGCCTCGGCGTCGTGGTTGATGGCGATGTCGGGCGAGCGGCCGAGCGCCATCTCGATGCCGGTGGAAGCCCCGCCGCCGCCGGCGAAGGAATCGACGACCAGCTCACGCATGAGCGGACCTCCCGTTTTGCGCGAGGCGCGCTATGGTGCGTTGAGGGGGATGGCAATGAGCAGAGACGAAGGTCTGGCGGCCGCTATGCTGGCGATCGTGATGGGCGGCGCGATTGCGCTTGCGATCGCGTCCGACATCGCCGGCCCGGCATGTGTTGCCGCCAAGGCTCAAGTCGGAGCCGCAAAGGATTTCGAATTCGGCTGCTTGGAGTTCTGGCTGAACCGCTATCAAAGCCTGCTTGGCAATATGCTGACAGCCACAGTGGCGGCAGTAACTCTTCTCTGGATTGCTCGACAATTGAGTGAGATGAACCGTCAATCTGCCGTTGCTGCGCGGCAATTGGTTCTTAGCAAGATTGAGTCTTACTCGGCCGAATTGTCGGCAATAGAGCGAATTTCCCAATCCTCGGGGACAATCGCTGGTTACCTTAAGAACCTCAACATGATCGGAGTCAGGAATCAGGGCATGTTGCAATTCTATGATGCTGGATACATCGAGGCCGGTGCGCTCCGCGAACACAACGCGATTATTGAGCGATACACAGGAAGCGAGCCTTCGATCCGCCGTCGGACGCAGTTTAGGCGCGATTTCTATATGGGAGTTGAGCGGCTTAGCAGAGATTCCGCCGATTTTATCAACCGACTTCGCTCCAACATTTATTACGATAACTTTCCGCCTAGCCAGATTGAGCCGGAGGCAGCCGCAGTTGTGAGGGCGACGGAAATGGTCGACGTCGCGGGGCTGTGTTTGAGAAACGAAATCGTTCAGGCGGTCGAGCGAGCTTGGGCTGAGGTCCACAGGCTCGAGACGATTGTCCGCGGCGGAGAATTCTGACCTACCCAGCATCAGGCCCTCCCGCGCAGGGGCAGGGCGGGTATCCAATCGGCCGTGCGGTCGGGACCGGCCGCGAGATCGACACCGATGAAGACAGGCTCGCCGGGAGGCGGCGCAGGCGCCTCCGCGCCCCAAACGTCCCAGCCGGGCCGGGCGTCGCGCGCATTGCATTCGAGCTTGGGCACGCCGGGAAAGAAGCGCTCCGCCCACTCATGCATGTTCGGCGGCTTCACCGAGTTGGCGCCGCGCGGCGCCTCAAACACGCTGTCCCACTGTTCGCCGGGCGCCGGGCAAGGCGGATTGCCCTTCGTGCCGAGCAGCACCAGCTCATGCGTGAAGTGGAACCAGTATCCGCGCCCGCGCATCGCGCCGGGCAGCAGCTTCCGCCAGACCGAATGCGTGCGGTAGGTGAAGCCGCGCGCCTCCATGACGCGAATGGCCTGCAGCAGGCGCGGTGGCGTGGCCCAGATTAGATAGACGCTGTCGCGTGCCGCCAGTTCGCCGATCGGCCGGGAGCAGATCGCCTCGATCGAGGAGGTCGGGTAATGGTTCTCCTCCGCCCGATCCATGCCGGTTTCGGCAGACCACGACTCCCACGGCCATTCGGGGTCTTCGAGGATAAGGCCATAGCGCTTCGACCCGGCGACCATCTCGCCCAGGCGCTCATTCGCGGCGGCGATGCCGGCGGCCAAGTCGATGACCCGCTGCTCGCGGCGGACCTTCTTCGCCTCCTGCTTCGCCCGATGCTGCTCGCTGACGAGCTGATGCAGCGCCGTGACGGGCACCGAGCGCAGCGTCGCCATATGCGCGGCGTTCCGGCCGATGGCCGCCGTGTCCATCTTGGCGACGGTGCCGTGCTTCGTCGTGAAGCTGCGCTCGCTCAAAACGTTATGAGTGAGGCCGCGCATCTTGCCGACGAAGGGCTGCGAGACATGGGCGCGCCGAGCGATCTCGCCATCGCTCCAGCCCGCCCACTCCGGATCTGACAGCAGCAGGATGACGGCCCGGCGCTTGTCTTCGGTCGTGCGGCGCAGGCCATGGGTGGCGTTGGCGCCGCAGGCGAAGAGCACGGCGTCGCGCTGCGTGCCCGTCCTGATATCGGCGGCGATCTCCTCGCAGCCGGCGACGGCATGCGCCTCGGTGCGATGGAAGCCATCGGCCAGCCAGTGGCTCGTGCCATCATAGAAGACGATGACGGGCGGAAAGCTCGCCCCCTCGCGCACGCCGTCGGCATAAGCATCGACAGTTGCCGGGTCCAGCATGGCGCGCGGCTGTGTGCCGCCGTCGCGCCTCAGCTTCGCGATGGCGATCATCTCAGCCATGGGATGCGCCATCGATATGACGCGCGCCGCCGCCGGCGCCACCTTGAACCGGGAAATGCCCGTTCGCGGCGAAGCGGCGCTCCGTCAGGCGGTCGAACAGGCTGACGAACTCGAACTCCGCTCTTTGCGGCTCCCAGAACTGCAGCGTCACACCGAGCGGTTCGCCCGGCAGGTTCCAGGGCATCGGCGGCGCCGCCATAGCCTGCGCCAGCTCGTCATGCAGGATGCGGTTGTCCGCCGCGTGCACGGCCGCCGGCATCTCCGCAGGGAGGCCGAAGCGCGCGCAAATCGCCAGCATGACAGCGGCCTCGGCCACTTTGTAACCCGGCAGATACGGCTTCAGCGGGCGCGGTACATCGACGAGATAGGCTTCCGAGGCGTCATGCATCAGCGCCCAGAGCTGATGCCGGGGCTCGACAGCCCAGGCCATCAGCACGCAATGCTCCGCCACCGAATAGAAGCGGCGGCAGTGGCCGGCATAGCGGCAGGCCAAGGAGAGCGCATGCGCGATATCCGCGATCGCGACCTCCTCGGGTCGCGGGTCCATGGGCCAAAACTGCCGGCCGGTGAAAGTCTGCATCCAGTCGCCGTGCCGAGCGGTCATGGGCGCGCTCCAAGAGAAAGAGCCGCCGGCGCGGATTGGGGCCGTGCCGGCGGCAGGTGGCCGGCCGCGTTCGCGGCAGCCGGCAGCGGGGAAGGGAAGGGGCGGGCGCTCACATCGCGCTCCCGGCCTGAATCTTGGCGTTGATCCGCTCGAAAGCCTCGATCGACTGCTTGAGATCGGACAGGGCCTTGCCGCAGTTCACCGCATCGGTGGTCGAATAGACCCCGTCATCGACGGCATGCGCGAAGACGCGGGCGACGTCCGCCGCCTCGATCATCACCTGCGCATGGGCCGAGAACGGCGTGCCCAGCGCGGCTTCCGGGGCGCGCGGCGCCGTCCGCTCCAGCCGGAAGCCGAGCAGATCGGCCTCGACGCCGGTCAGGACAGGCGCGCCGCATTCCTTTTCGAGGTCGAGCTTGGCGCGGATGCTGAACATCGCGCCGTCGTCGCGCTGGCAGATGCGGCTGATCTGCTGCTGCGACACGCCGATGATCTCGCCGGCCCGCGCCTGCCCGCCGCAGCGGGAGACGAGATCGGCGGCGCCGGCCTTGAGACGATAGAACGGGGCATCCCGCATCGAAGGAACCTCGGTTGTGAGGCGCCGCGCGATACGCGCTGCGCCGGGACGGGGCAGCGGTTAGGGGTGGCAAGCCGAGACGGCCTCGGCGGCTTTTGAGATCGAAAAAGGTCGTGGAATGTCAGAAGGCCATTCGGCCTCCTCCGGCCAATTGTCGGACAGCCATCGCAGTGCGCTCAGCGAAGTCAGCACCCCGATGTCGCGCCCATCGCGCAGCTGCTTGATGCGACCGCCGCCATTGAAGATCAGCGTCGAGGCGCGAGCCTCGGAGATTCCGCGCGCTGCGCAGTACGCATCCACGACGGTCAGCAGCTGTTCGATTTGGTTCGCCATAGCGGCGATAAATGCGGTTCATTTTCCGCATCTGTCAACGGTTTATTTTCCGCTCACTCGCCTTTTCGCGTGCGGATAGAATTCCGCACATGGGAAAGACCATTGTTGACAGGATTGAGCAGGCGCTTCTGGCAAAGGGGCTGACGCCGCGCGCCGCATCGCTCGCCGCCGGCATGAGCCCGGATGCGATCAGAGGTATCATGCGGAATCCTGATTCTTCGCCGACCGTCGACACAACTCGGAAGCTTGCAGGGGCGCTTTCCGTATCGCCCGAGTGGTTAGCCTACGGAATCGGCGATGGCCCCGGCGCGGCTCCGGAGCTCAGTGTCGTTGGCGTGTACGGATACATCGGCGCCGGGGGATCGATTGACACGTCGAGCGCTCAAGTCGCCCATCATGAGCCGCTCTTTGAGGTTCAGGTGCCGTTTCCGCTGCCTGACGATGCGCTGGCCTTTCAGATTCAAGGCGAGAGCATGTGGCCCAAGTACGATTCGGGCGATGTAATTGTCTGCTCGCGTTTTGCTGATCACCCTGGGGGCGTAATCGGGCATACCGCGGCTGTCGAAACGGCAGAGGGCGCGCGCTATCTGAAGCGTGTTCTTCAAGGGACGAAGCCCGGCTTCTATCATCTCATGAGCTACAACGCCCCGGAGATGATGGATGTCCCGGTCGTATCGTTCAGCGAGGTCATCGCAGCGATCCCTGCAGCGCAGGTGCGCTCGATCGCCAACGAGGCAAGAAGATCGGTGCTGAGGCAGATCAAGTCGGGCAAGGCCCTGCGCAGCTAACCGACAATGAATGCCGCTCCCAGTCATTGCGGTTCCGTCTGCTTGCCGGCTCGCTGCTGGATGGCCTGCCTCTGTCAGTAGTGCGTTTTATTTTCCGCATTCCGTATTGACGCGGTTCATTTTCCGCATCATGTTGCGCCCATCGAAACCCGATGAGGCGTTGCCATGTGCGTTCGTCCCGCCTGCCACATCCCCGCCGCTGACGAATTGTCCCCGCGCGATTACGCCGCCTGGCGCATCGCGCGGCGCAACCTCGCCACCGTTGCGGAGCTTGGCGCGCTCGCGGCCTTTCTAGGCGCCGTCCTCATCTGGTCTTCGGTTCTCTCCGGCGCCTGAAAGGACCTAGCCCCATGATCGCCCAGACCGTTGCCCGCCGCCCCGCCGCAGCCCTCCGTTCAGTGCCGGCCCGCATGGCGGATTTCCTCGCCCATCATGCCGCCTCTGCCGGCGGCGTGACCGAGGACGATCTCCTGATCGACTTCACCAGGGAGGAGATCGCCACCCATCTGGAAGCGGCGAAGAAGATCGCTCGCAACGCCGGCAAGGTGCGCCAGTGACGGCGGCGGCGCAGATCGGGGCAGGGCGGCCCTTGCCGCCGCTGACCACGCCGCAGCGTACGGCTTTGCGGCTCATGCGCAGCGGCGCCCTGATCCGCGCCGCCAACGGCGCATGGTACAGCCGCGCCTTTCCGCATCAGCCGGTCAATGACCGCACGGTGCAGGCGCTGGCCGAGCGCGGCTTCGCCACCATCGCCAGCTATCGCGGCCTCTATGACGAGGAGCGCCGCTGCGCCGTGCCGACGCCGCTCGGCGAGGCCTTCAATGCCGGGCGCAACTATGCGCCGGCTCCGCCGCCACCGCCCGTCGCGGCGGAGGTCGTGCTGCGCGAGGTCGAGACGGCGCTCGCCATGCTCGACGCCGAGGCCGAGCAACTGCGCAGCGAGATCCTGCAGGACAGCGCCGCCATCCGCGACGGCCGCCAGGCGCTGGCCCGTGCCGAGGCCAGCCTCGCCGCAGCCGAAAAGCGCCTCGAGCAACGCGAGCACGCCCGCCAGTCGCTGAACGCTCGCCGCACCGAACTGCTCGCCCTCGTCGCCCATACCTGCGAGCGAATCGGCGCCGTGATGCTGGAGGCGGGACGGTGAGCGAGCCTCTCTCAACCCCCGCCGAGCAGGGGACGGTGGCGCCGTGCCCGTTCTGCGGTAGCCCTGCGAAGATGATCGCCTGCATGGGCGCGTGGAACGTCAACGGCTACGAGCCCGATGGGCGGCGCGTTGCCTGCTCTGCTGATGGTTGCTTCATCGCTGGGAAGCCCTTCTACGGCGAAGGCATGGAGGAGAAGGCCACCGCGTGGTGGAACCGCCGCGCCTCCCTCGCCAGCGACGCCAGCCAGAGGGGTGAGGCGTTCCAGCAGCGTGTGCAGCCGTGGATGATCGCATGCTTCGGCGAAGATATCAGCCGCGACGTGGTCGAGCGGAACCATCGCTTCCTTGAGGAGGCGCTAGAGCTTGTCCAGTCGACCGGCTGCACGGCCGGCGAAGCGCATCAGCTCGTCGACTATGTGTTCGGTCGCGAGATCGGCGAAACGCAGCAGGAGATCGGCGGCGTCATGGTTACGCTGGCGGCGCTATGCCTTGCCCTTGGCGAGGACATGAACGCGGCCGGCGAAATCGAACTGGCGCGCATCTGGACCAAGGTCGAGAAGATCAGGGCTAAGCAAGCCGCCAAGCCGAAGCACTCGCCTCTGCCCCAGCATGTTGCCGCCCATCCCGCGCCCGCCACGGTGGAGAGCGTCGAGACCCTTAAGGCTCGACTCGGCTCCTACGCGATCACGGAGGAATACGACTTCCCTGGCGATGCCGAGGAGTTCTGCGGCTACTGGTGCCACGAATGCCGAGAGCACGTCGAGGCCGATGGGACGGGTCACGGCAAGGACTGCCCCTGCTATGGCGTGGCGCCCAATACGCCGCGCGCTGTCAAGGAACGCGCCGCCCTAGCACCCCCGACCGCGGGAAGCGTCTGATGGACGATCCGCTCAACAACAATCAGCTAAAGTCGATCGTCGAGCGCATCGAGCGCCTCGAGGAAGAGAAGAAGACGATCGCCGACGATATCAAGGAGGTCTACGCCGAGGCTAAGGGCAGCGGCTACGACGTCAAGATTCTCCGCCAGGTCATCCGACTGCGCAGCCGCGATCTCGATGAGCGCCGCGAGGAAGCCGCCATCCTCGATCTCTACATGCAGGCCGTGGGAGAGGTGGCATGAAGCTCACCGGAACCCCGCGCCGCTTCGTCTTCCTGCCCGGTCGCCCAGCGCCTGCGCTGCTCGGCCAGTTCATCGGCCAGGACGCTCACGGCGGGCTCTACGTCCTGCGCTGGGAGCCACGCGAATCCTGCTGGCTCGCGATCGGCTTCGAGAGCGGCGCCAATCGCCGCGATCGCAACTGGCCGCATCTCATCGCCCTCAAGGGCGAGCACGCCAATTTCATCGTCAGCCACGCCCAGGGGCCGGAGATCACGGAAGGAAAGGCCTATGCCCGCCATCTCGTTCAGCTTTGAGCTTCCCACCTGGCAGCGTCTCGCGAAGCGGCTTCGCACCTTGCGCGCCCGGCGCTCGAACCGCCGCCGTTACGAGCGCGAAATCCGCTCGCTTCGCATATTGGAGCGCAGCCTCGACGGGGAAGCCGTTTCCTATCGTGAGAGCCTGACGGCGCTCGACAACCTGCTCTCGCACTTCAGGACAGCCCGCTGCAGCGAGGAATGCTTGATCGGGCAGAAAGGCGAGATCCTCGATCGGCAGGAACTTGACGAGGCGCTGTCCCGCGCGCGGCGCGGCCAGATCGAGGACTGCCTCATTCACCTCGGCAGGGCGATGCCACAAAGGTTCAGCGGCATCGCCGACGCGCTGGAAAAGGCGCTTCGCCGATGAAGCTCGTCGTCGAACGCGCGGATTTGCATCGCGCCGTCGATCCGGCGGTGAAGGTCATCCAGCGCCGCAACACCATCCCGGTCCTCAACAACATCATGCTGACCGCGAAGGGCGGGGAGCTGACGGTGACGGGCACCGATCTCGATATCGAGATTCGAACGACGGTCGGCGCCGATGTCGAGGCCGATGGTGCGGTCACTGTGCCGGCCGACCAGTTCGCCGACCTGATCGGCCGCTTTCCGGATGGGAGCCAGGTCGCGCTGCAGATCGAGCAGGACACCCGCCTGAGCATCCGCTGCGGCCGGTCGCTGAGCCGCCTGCCGACACGCCCGGCCGACGAATATCCGGACATCACACCCGGCGACATGACGCACCGTTTCGAGCTTCAGGCCGAGATCCTGTCTGCGCTGCTGCGCGATACGCTCTTCGCCGCATCGCGCGAGCCGACGCAGCCGCTCTTCAACGGCGTGCACCTTCACCAGACGCAGACGGAGGAGGGCGCTTTCCTGACGGCGGTCGGGACCGATGTCAGCCGGATGCTGGCGCGGCGCATCACGCCCTTGCCGGATGGCGCGGAAGGCTTTCCCGCCATCACCATTCCGGTGAAGACGGTCAGCGAGATCACGCGGCTCGTCGACAAGAACAAGGGCGAGGTCGCGATCGCCTTGTGCGCCAACAAGATCCGCGTCGTCATCGGCGCGACGATCCTGACCTCGAACCTCTCGACCGGCACTTTCCCGAACTATAGCCGGGTGATCCCGATGGATGTGCCGCACGAGGTCACGGTCGAGGCCGCTGCCCTGCTGTCCGCGGTGGAACGCGTGAAGATCATCGCCGACAGTGACAAGGTCCGCAGCACGGTTTTCGCCTTCGAGGACCGCAAGCTGACGCTGACCATGGCGAACCAGGCCTCCGGCGATCTGCGTGAGGAGGTGCCCTGCGATTTCGAGGGTGAGCCGTTCAGCCTCGGCTTCGATCACCGCTATCTGTCGAAGCTGCTGGCCGTCATCGGTGGCGACACCGTCCTGATGCGGATCGGCGGCAAGGAAGCCAACACCGTCTTCAGCACCCGCGAAGGCAGCGAGCTCTTCGTCATGCTCGCGCCGATGAAGGCGTGACGGGGCAGCCATGCATCAGGCCGAGCAGCGTCAGAGACGCTCCGATATACTCCCGATCTCGCTGCCACCGCGTGGACTCAGCCGTGTCGAGTCTGCCGCCTATATCGGCGTATCGACCACGAAGTTCGACGAGATGGTCAAGGATCACCGCATGCCGCCGGCGAAGCGGATCGACGGCCGGGTTGTATGGGACCGCAGGAAACTCGATGCGGCCTTCGATCAATTGCCGGATGATGAGCCCGCAGGCGGCGCCGAAGACGAATGGAGCGTCGCAGTCTGATGGGGACTGGCGTGCTGGTCGAGCTGAAGCATGTCTATGAGGATTGGGATCGGCACGGCAACGCGCGCTATTATTTCTGGCGCGGCCGAGGGCACCGCAAGGTTCGCATCCGCGAGCAGCCGGGGACCAAGGCCTTCCGCGACGCTTATGACGCAGCGGCGGCCAGTGACACGGCCAAGGAAGCCCGGACGCCAGAGCAGGTCGCCGGCCATGCCGAGCATTCAACCATCGTGCTGCCGAAGCCTGGCACATATCGCTGGATGTGTGCTCGCTACATGTCGGAATGCGCGGAATATCTGCAACTCGGCGACCGCACGCGCCATGTCCGCCGGCAAATCTTAGAGCATACTTTCGCGGAGCCGCTTAAGCCGGGTTCGAAGAAGACTTTCGCCGAGATCCCGATCGAGCGCTTCGACCTCGCCGCGGCGTACGTCCTGCGCGACCGCAAGGCCCTGCTGCCGGAGGCCGCTAACAGCCGGGTCAAGGCGCTGCGCCAGGTGCTCGCATGGGCGACGCAGCCGAATGTCGCGCTTGCCAAGAGCAACTTCGCGCGGGACGTGCCCTACTTCAAAGGCAAGGGCGACGGGTTCCACACATGGACGATCGACGAGGTCCGCCGGTTCGCGAAGCGCCACCCGATCGGCACCAAGCCGCATCTCGCGCTCGGCCTGCTGCTCTTCACAGGCGTGCGCCGCTCCGACGTGATCAAGCTCGGGCGGCAGATGCGGCGGGAAGGCTGGCTGCATTTCACCGAGTTCAAGGGCCGAGAACGCAAGCCAAAACACCGACAGGTGCCGTTCTTGCCGGTACTCAACCGCATCATCGACGCCTCCAACCTCGGTAACATGACCTATCTCGTGAACGAGTTCGATCGCCCGTTCTCGCCGGACGGTTTCGGCAACTGGTTCCGCGAACGCTGCATCGAGGCCGGCGTGCCGGGCCGCGCCCATGGCCTGCGCAAGGCTGGCGCCACGATCGCGGCCGAGAATGGCGCAACCGAGCACATGCTCATGTCCATCTATGGATGGGAGAGCCCGAAGCAGGCGGCGCTCTACACGAAAAAGGCCCGCCGCAAGAAACTTGCGCAGGCCGGCATGAGGTACCTCGATCTGGGCGATCTCGATGGCATCGAAGATCTCGACATCGAGGAGGTCGAAGACGCCGAGGAGGACGAAGCCTGA